ACCTTTTAACATCCTATGACTTCCCTACCTGCCAATTCAAGCAATCCTTCACACCACCGTGGAGAGCACACTGACTTTGACAGTAAATCTCATACTTCCAACGACATTTCCGACAATTCCCATTTTCACATCGGTAAATGTTCTCAATCTAAACCTAAATATTCTAAAAAGAAGAAACAACCCGCAGTAGACGCACGTGCAAATGCCAATTTCACACAAGATGAATGGAATGAACGCCGTGCTAGATCTCGCGATTATGAGGAATATCAACGAAAACCAATCAAACCAAATCCAGAGAGCAAACGTCAAGAAAAAATCTCAAAATATGTCAAAAAACTAAAACCAGTTTATGACACCACAACACCTATTATACCCCAGCCTACTATTGATCAAATAATAGAAGATTGGGAGAAAATAAATCTTGACGAAGAAGACAACTACATCCTCAACAATTGCCCCTCGGAACAAGACGAAATTGAACGTGCATTAGTTAATATTGCACTAGTAGACTCAGTCACCACTCCTCCTGTTGATATCCCAAGGCCAAATCCGACTGTCACAAAAGTCGAGAATACCGTTGTCGTTCAAAACGAGATAGTCGATTTTCTCATTCACCCCGACGCTCTAATTGAACAGTGCAACCAGTTGACAAATCAAAAGCCTTGTGTTGTGTGGCATTGCCCCAACCATAAAAAGGACCCTATAAGAGCCCAGGAATGTCTGGAGAACACTTTTCATCTTCCTCCCATAGACAATAACGATATGACTCGCTCTGTCACCCTTTCCTCCCTCTTTTATGTCGCGACCGGTTTGGCCGACCAGACTGATCATCCTCACCTTCACACTAAACATAATTTTGTTAGTCTTCACAGATTAATGAACTTATACAAAAATTTTCTGATCAAGTCTTTAAGTCCTTGGAAATTTTCTTCTTCCGCATTGGCTTGGGCATTGAGTAATCTGCCCATGACTAAGGAATACATTCTTATCGATGAGATGGCCGCTAAATTAGGTCCATCCCGATATGACCCATCAGTGTTGATACACAAAATCGGACACGTCCAAGAAACTTATAAACTGGCGATACCCAAATCAACACCAAAACCAATCCAAGATGCACTAACATCTATTCACATTCCATTTTATTTTAACAATTCAGAGAAATATCCTGACCACCCTCATCAGATAGATCATTATTCTAGAAGTTATCATGAAACTATTTTTATCCTGAAGTTAGTTGCATCACACTTTCGTAAAACAAGAAGGCAAACCAATTGCGTAACATTCCGTGACTGTTATAGCAGCAAGCGAACAGAAGCCCAAGTCAACAAGATTAATTTTTTGTTAGACGGCCTAGTGTTCATCCAATATACCGCCGCAAAGGCCACCCTTTGTGTCGACGATATTGGCGAAAAAGTCGATGAAGACGCTGCTGTTGTTGATGTCATTGGCGATGCTACTAGCTCTTTCAACATACTTTATTTTTGCGACGTGTATCAAACAGGTGAATACTACTTGAATCAAGATGTTTTTGCATCTTTGCTTAAAAAGAACCATCTTATTGGATGGATCGGCCATCTCCACCCCGGTGAAGCTGGTGCCCAAGGAGTAGACGCTTGCTGGTACAGACTGCAAGACAAAAGAAACGTTGTCAAAGTAATGGTAGACGATGCTGGTACTACTTATGTTCATCCCGATATGAACTGGTTGTATACTAGTAATGCTCGCTTTTGGAAATTGGATCACCTCAATCCAAGAACCTATGTCACAGCTGTTTTCGAACCTGGTTTATCTGTATTCCTCAACTCCAATGAAATTCAGTCATATCCTGAATTATATTCAAAATCTAATCTACCTTCCACTTTCAACACAGTCTTTGCTGATAAATACGTCAGACCTACTGGATTCTTTCTTGCATATATCGATCGCATATTGAATGACGACAACACCGTCATAGTTTGCAACCCCGTCGTAAACACAGTGTGCCAGATGATGTATGACAAAACAGTGCAAGAATACAATGTGAAAGTATGCATGAAAACATGCATGGTTGAATTGAATAAACTTCCCTCTTATAGAATGATTTGCAATTTTGATGCAGATTTTGGTTTGACCATCGCAATAGGCACAACTCTTTGTGTCTTTTTGAGATGGTTAAATACCACGCAAGCGGTATTGCTCAATATAGCAACCAAAAATGACGAAATCAAAGTCGTCAGTTCATGGACAAAATTGCCTAAATTTTTCTATTTTCGTGAAGTTCCTTTTCAAACTGCATGCTACCGTGGTCTCTTAATTGGGGCTGCTCTTTATGCGTATCCTAGCATTATTACTCTTGCCGCTGTATTGTTCAAAAAGAAAAGTTTGCATATACCGTCCGTTATAAGCTTAGTCAAATGTTTTCTGGCTATCAGAGGTCTACCTTTGATGTTTAAAACAATGACTAGGTGTATTGGCACCCGACTGTCTCAGTATCTACAGATTAAGGCAACCCGGACTGCGCGAATTATCAAAAAGCGTATAAGTCCAACTATCTTACAATCTCTTGAACTCTTCACACCTAGGACTCATGTGGAGGATGTATTACCCTTTACTGAGGTAAAGTATCCTTGCCGCGATGTTTACCCTCGCGATGAGACTTATGTGCCGAAATTGGGCTTAGGTTTCAAAGATAGCTTCAATGTCACTCTCGTAGATCCAAGATCTGATTTTGAAAATTTTAAACAAACATTCTTTTACAAATATATTGGATTCTATTCCACATTTTCCAAACCCGGATTTTCTCATGTCTCCATCAACAAAATGGTTGAACGTCTGACGAAAAGCTACGGGGTCGATCCCAAGGAACAGGCAAGCCGATTTCTCAAAGTGGCCACTCGTTTTCCATTTCGTATATGTCCGCAAGGGCATATTCCTGCTGGTCTGGAGTTTCATCCTGACAACAGCGCGATTTGGTTAGAGAAGAAACCATCAAAGAAATTGTATTTAGCAGCTTTACTTGAAGTTGCGAGCAGGCCCGTTATCCTAGGAGCTGACGCCAAGAAGCTTTCAATTGACATTTTTCCTAAACGTGATGAGATTCTGTATTCTGAAAAGAATGCAGTGAGACCTGTGTTCAATGTCGGTCCAAAAGCGGTAGTCATCTTGGGTCCAGTGGTGGACCAGGTTCAAAACTATCTTAAAGATGAATGGAATGGTAAATACGCCTATGAGCAGGGTATGCCACTTCCTTTCTACGCATACTATGCATCTGGACGGACACCTGACGCCCTAGGACTGTGGGCTACAAACGCTCTGGCTATACCAGGGGTTCATGTAGCAGCAGCTGGGGATGATTCTCTGGTAATCTATAATCTTCATGGAAATGATCCAATTATTTATGAATGCGACTTTAGCCGTTATGACTCTAGTCAATTGTTTGTTTATGATTCAGTCGCAGGCCCTCTGTATGAGTTACTCAATGTTATGAAAACATTGGGCGTACATGATGGCTTTACGGATTTGATGCGGTTAATTTATGAAGCTGATGTGCGTATATGTGATTCAGAGCGCAACACACTTCTAAGGATTGAGAACCAAGGTGCCTTAGGCTTTCCCACTGGTGCCCCGATGACAACACTCAACAACACGTTGCTAAACATATCCCTCTGGTACAAATATTATTATTACTTATCAAATCATTCTATGGAAATACCAGAATTCTTCTTATCTTTAGGTTTCACGGCCAAGCTCAAAACTTGGGAACAGATAACAAAGGCTTTCTTTTTGAAAGGTCACTTTGTGCCCGTGACAGGTCATAATCTGGAAACGCCCCTCCATTTCTTATGGGTACCATCTTTAGTTCAACTCTTGAAGATGGGCTACACAAAAACACACCCTAAGACAATATCTTCATATTCACATATGAAGGACGAGGAAGCTTTTCTTGCTTTGGGCGCAGATGTAGCGCGCTCTTGGCTTTATTATGACATGCACCCTATCATGGAAGCTTACTGCCACAAAATGATTTCACTCCACCCAGATGCAACTCGTGTTCACCAATTGTACACACAATTAAGACCTTCCTCGTCTACAAATCGTCAATTGGTTATTGACTGGTCTATTTACAATG